AAATGTTCTCATATCTTACATCTTCTAAACGAGGTAAATCTTTTACTTGGTTTTGATATTGTTCTAAGTCTGTAATCATAATTATTCTTCTGTCGCAAATACAGGATTGTTCATAGCATCAAAAAATAAGTTTTGAGTTTCTGGTAGTAAGCTTTTTAAATCTAAACTCACTTCGTAACCTTCAGGTATAACCGTTTCAATATCCTTATTACCTTCTGTAGTGATAAAATTTGAAACTGTTTTACGCTTTCTTACACCTACCATGTTAACAGTTATAGAAGATAAGTAACTATATCTATAACTAAACACCCCGGGTAATTTAGCTCTATAAATAACCGGTGGCTGTAATGCTAGCCTATTGAGTCTGTTAGGCATGTTTTGATATAGTAATAAAAATATTAAACGAAAATTTGTTTCATAATTTTTAGTTCCGTATTCGCTATCTTTAGTATTGTCTAAAAAGAAACTTATATTATGATTCGGTTCATCTCCACCGTAACTGAACGATTTAGTAAAATCTATACCTACTGCCGGGGCTGCTAGGGAACCTAGTATACTGGTTAAATCTTCCGCACCTGTTTGTAATGTTTTAGACAACCCACCTGCATCCCCCCAAGAATTTGATACTGTTTTATAATTGTCCTCTAGAAAGGGTAATCTATATATAAAATTTGATCGTTTTATACCATACAAGTTTTCATAGGCTTTAAGATAATTAGGTAAAGTGAATTCTTCTGCGCCAAATCTTTGGCGAGCTTCGCTGAGCATAGCTTCTACTTTACTATCAACTTCAGCCGCAGTTTTCTTTACAGCGTTGACTTGAGACTGACCTGCTCCTACAATTTTAGTTACTTGATCAAGTACCCCACCAAGTCCTTTGCCTGCAGTAGTAGCTAATTGTTTTATAGTATTTAAGTTACTATAAAAAGCAGGTAACGGAACATAAAATTCTTGTAACTCAAGAGCTGGGGTACCTTCTCGACCAACGCTATTTCGTTTAGTTTTAGTCCATTTAAAATCTTTAACTACGTCGATATGAGTACTACCATCAGGTACTAATCTATCACTTTTGGAATTTACTGTAGATTGTAATCCTGCTTGCACAGTACCTATAACTTGATCAGGTATATTCTCCCCGCAGTTAATACTTTCTTGTTGATCTCTTACAAATTTAAATAACTTCATGCTATAGCTCCTACTCTCATTGACGGTGATTCAGGTAATACATATGTTGTACTCGTTATATTACTAACGTTATTTTGTACGTTGCTACTCATAGGTGGGCTTGAAATATCTGCTTCTAAATCTGCATCCTTCGGTATATCACTCTTTTCAGGCATTTTATTAAAACTATCTAATAAACCTCTTTCTCTTGCTTTGTATCTGAGCATGGTATTCGCATCCATTAATTGTTCTGGAGTTGCTGCATCAAGAAAATTTAAATAATCTTCTTCTCCGAACTTACCACCTACATGTTTTGCTAAGTCCTTTACTGCCCCTCTCATACCGTCAGCTTCTTTAACTTTTGGTCTTTTTAATTCTTTTACTTCACCAAAACCGCCTTCTGGTTCTGGTCCTGAGTTCCAACCAAAAGCCCAGTATACTCCATCTTTTATGTATCCGTCGCTTATATTGTTGTCAACAGCTCTTTTTAAGAAGTCACTTATATTGCTACTTATAGACATCATTCCTTCTCCAATTGAAACAAAAATACCTTCTAAAAAGTCCATTACAGGAGTAATAATCCATTCGTCAACTTTATCTCCAATCCAACCAAATAGTCCTTGTGCATTTCCTTCTGAATCAGTTAAACCTAAAGCTGCCCCTGCATCTGCGCTAAACATAGAGAATGTATCTCTTATAGGTTGTAAAATAGACCCAAATTGCCCAGCCATAGCCATGAATGTATCGTATGTAGGATTATCCCAGAACTCCTTCATTACCCGCCCTGTATCTTGAAACCATTTGAATATAGGAGTATCTTTTAAATAACTCATTATACTATCCCACATACTACCAAAGAAACTAGTATTGCCAGTTTCTTTTTTCCACTCGTTAGCTTTATCAGTTAAAAAATATTGGAGTACATCTATACCTAAACCAATAGCAGTACCAACTCCTGGAAACGCATAAGCGAAACCAGCAGCAACATCCATTAAACCAAATATTATATTGTCAATACCTCCAGCGCTAATTTTTTTATAACCTTCATACCAGGAAAGTAAAGTACCGATAATAGGTATTCTTCTCATTACTGCTTTACCTACTGGTATAATTTTAGGTAATACTTTGCTTAATATTCCACCACTAACTCCGCCTGCAGCTCCAATACCTAAAGTATTAGCTATTACTGGTATTGCTCCTATAGTAAACAAGGCTCCTAACCAACCTAAAGCTGATTGGGAAGCAGACACAACTTCCTTATTTTGCTTCTCTATTTTCTCGTTTGTTTTTTCGAGCTCTTTAGTTGGTGATGAATCATCCTTGGTAGATTGAGAAAGACTGGTAGGTGGTTCAGCAGGATCTGGCGAGAATGTTTTTACTAAAAACTCCTTTATATCTAATAAGTGTTTTGATATTGTCTCAAGAGGTTTAAGGCTCTTTTCAGTTTGTTTTTCTTCTACATCTGCTTGAACTGTGTCGTTTTCGATTACAGGTGGTTTATCTACTTGTCTTACTATCCGACCAACAGATTCCGTTAAAGTGAATAATTTACTATTAACATCTCTTAGTTGATTAATAATGGGTGGAATATCCTGTTGACGGAATTGTTCCATCTCAGTTCTATTACGTTCGATACTCGCTTGGTTTCTCATTAGAGCATCGATATCTTGCGCAGTCAGTTCTGCCATATAATTATTTAATTATTAGGCAAAGAAAACGCGGGGATCTATTTCGAAGTTTCTTAAGGGTTGTATAGAATCTAAAGCTTTATCTATATGTTGAGTAATGTTTGTTATTTTACTCATACTTAAATGTTTATACAAAATTTCTGCAGTCTCAATATCTTCAACATTTAACGTATCTTCATCTATGTTTATAGACCGTACAAATCTAAAAATAAAATAAAACAGCGCGTCTACAGACTTCATTTCATCTTTATATGTATTAATAATATATTTGAGTAAAGCTAGCTCTTTCGCTATTTCTGGTAGTTCGAATACAAATTTAAGATCAACGTCATCAATAGTGATTGTATATTCCGGTATAGATAGTTCTGTAATCTCACAATCTATTTTCTCTTCTTTTACGTCATTATACCATTGTTGTAAAATGTACAATTTATCTAGATAACCTATATTATTTTTAGATTCTTTCTTAATATGATTATTAATAAATTGTAAATATTTTGTACTCGAGGTAAGCTCATTTTTTACGTTGCGCGCAAAATCTTCAAATTGAGATTGTAATTCAAGGTTAATTTTATTAACAGTAACCTCTTGTTTACTAATAGGTAGTGTATAGTTGAGCTTAGTGAGCTCTTCTAGCTTCTGGATTATTGCGTTCATTTGTAAGTTTTATAGCTGTTGTTAAATGTTGTCTTACTTCGAGAAAAGATAATTTATCAAATGCTTCATATGTAAAATTATATTCTTTCATTAAAAATAATCTCTCTTCTATTATATTCTTATATGAAGTAACAAAAGCTAAGTATATTATTTTAATTATTAACTCAATATCAAGAAAAAATCTACTTTTAATATCTCCTACTTTGTAAATTAGTATATTACTAAGATTATCTTCATATTCCTTGATAGCAGGTTTTAATTTATCATATAGGGTTTTAGGTATTTGATTATAATCAGCGTTACTATTTAAATTATATACTTCATTATTATAACTTATACTTTTTATACAATGCATTGGTTTGCACGTATAATCAATTATATTAGGGTAATCAAGCGTAACTTCGAAATCTTCAATTTTATGTATACTAGGAGAGCTTTCAGGTATGTCTAATAAAAAATTTTCTTCAAAAATAACTATTTCTTTTTCATGATAAACTAATTTAATATTACTATTTTCCTCTACAAATCTCTCTGCTTTAATGAAATGTAATATATCAAGTAAATTATTCGTTTTACATAAAGATAGAAATAAATCTAAAAAGTCTTTATTTCTTTTATTTTCAGAATAGTAAGTTAATTTCGCTATTTGATTATAGCTTACCATTTATAGGAGTAATTACATCGTATGTAGAAAATCTCCATCGTGTACCAGCTCCTCCTATAGTAGTCTCTCCAGCATATTCAGCAACATTTGCTGTAAGTATGTCATATGGTATACAATCTTTATATACATAATATTTACGTACTACAGGTGCTCCTCCAGAAGAACCAAAGAGAACTGAACTAAATGTTTTACGAGTAGTTAATTGCTCTTTAGCAATAAAATAAACAGTAATAGTAGTAGTTAAATCTATATCATCAAAATTGCCATGTATGCTATACATTTGAACCCATGGTCTAATAATTGTATCTACAAAACTTATATTAGTTTCTGAGAATTGTATTTCTAAATCGGTGTCGGGATATTCTCTTTCTTCCATAAACGGACCGACAGGTAGTAAGCCGTTTATTAATTTCCCTCTATGTCCGACGCTTGTTTTTTCTGTTGTCAAATCAACTCCAGTTGTTAGATACATATATTCATTACCATCAATATATTTCTCGTAAACAGATTTAGATTGATTTATACCTAGTGGTTTTGTTCCTGTAGTAATACCTAAAGCTTTTTGATTTTCATCTGTTAATATATCAGGTATGGCACTTTTTCGGTTACCGGGGGCCGAGAATTTTACTAAAAATAAATTTTGGGACGCTGGAAAAGTAGAGAAGTCTTTTAGTAACTCAAAAAAAGACTCTCTTAGATTTTGCTTTTCAAGAGATGGCAGCGAAACGCTCATTTAAATTATTTAGGTCTATTAACCTAAAACAGCACCAGCTAACTTACCGATAGCGTTTATTGCTGTGTTGAGCTCATTGTCTCTCCTAAAGAATTGATAAGCGAATGTGAGATTAACGGTCATCACTTCTCCGCTACCAACCATTGAGTATCCAATGTCACCAGCTTGTACAGGAAATACACCAAATAGCTTATAAGTACGTAATACTTCAAACTTAGTATCTAATTGAGCTAAAGTGATGGTGCTATTGTTATGAATAACACCATCACCTGTAGAAGTCTCATCATTGAATGTTTCTGTAATCCAATTTTCTAAAGCAATACGAGAATTAGTTGTAGCATCACAATAGAAGTCAATACCAAACCCATCGCTGTTATTATAAGTGACCGTACCAGGTATACGGAAGGTAAAACCGTTATAAGGGACCTCTTTGGGAGAGATCTGCTTACCAGGAAGTGTCGCTGTAGTTGCGTATACTAAGTCATCCTCAGTAAACACAGGGACACCTTTGTTGGAGACATCTAAGACACGAAACTGAAAGTCACGCGTAAAGTCTCTTGTTTGAGCTACCTTATAAAAGTCCTGTATTGTTTGTTTAATATCAGCCATGATGTTATAATTATTTAGTGTTTACTTATTATTATTGACCAACTATCTCCTCAAAATTAACATCTGTGTTAACAGCAAAGAAGTTAACTAGTATAAACTCTGCAGCACGAACTGGCTTCAAGTAGATATCTACTCGTAACTCATTCTGGTCAATAACGCTAGCAGGGTTATTCCGATCATCACAAACAATAAGGTAGTCATAAACTCCTTCTGTCTGTTTTGCGTTTTCAAATATTGGTGTTAAAGTATTAACAACTCTATTCCTTGTTAAGAACGTATTAGGTTCAAATACAAAGAATTTTAAAGTCTGTCTCGTTCTCTTTTCAAGATCAAGGAACAGACGACGTACATTAACTCTATCAAATGCAGTTGGTTTACGCTGTAATGTTTTCTGACCAAATACAACAATACCTTCTGCAGGGAATTGAGTTACTGGGTTAATTGCAATCCTATACAGTTGATCTCTTTGACGTTGTGTCGGACTAATTGCTACATCGTTTACTCCTGTAACAACTCCTCTATTGAAACCTGCTGGAGCAAACCACGGAGCAAAATTAGCATCGTTGGCGGCATAAATTTTTGCTGCAACACCAGAGAATGGAATCCATATCTGACTATCGCTCGTACCGTCATATACCTTAGCCCAGTTACCATAAACAGTAGCAAAATTACTACTAGCAAAACCAAACTGATGACGTAGTGGCCAATATACATGCTGGCTAAAACTCTTAGATTTATCGTCTAGAACTTTTCCAGCAGCGCCTTGAACTACTAGTGGTTTGAGTACGTCAGCAATAAAAATATGATCTTTTCTTGTAGAACGAGCAAATGTTTCAAATCGTGTAAAAACACTCCTGTAATTATCTCGCAAACTAATTTGACTAGCACCAGTCATATTATCACTAGTCTTATAAAAACCATTACTATCAAGAGTAACATATTTAGTATCATCATACGCATTACTTGTTTGTGCTGTTCCTACTGCATGAATCGTTCCAAGACCAGCTTCGATACTCACATCAATAGGTAACAGATCTACGTTAGATGCTACGTTAAACACTCTATCTAATTTAGAAGGTATACTACCAACTGTTTTAGTTGCGTTGTTATTTACATCACTGTATACTCCAAGACTTACTAAAGCTGGAGCCTCTTTAAATCCAACATTAGTCACACCAGCGTTGTCAATAAATTTCTCCATTATAGCAGCGTTTCTCGCCCCACTAGTTTTAGCAACACGTACAAATTTCGTTGGAGCGTCTCCTGCTGTAGCTGTCCAATCTCCTGCTGTTTTAGAAATATTTGGATTAACCAATATTTTAATATTAGCAGAGGTATCATCTAAATCTTCAATATAAAATGATTTTCTATTACCACCATTTTCGTTTTGAATTTTTCTATATGAATTTAAGGAACCAGCATATCCTTCTGCTAAAAATTGAGTTAACTCTAAATCAGTATTAGCAAATGGTGTTATTCTAACTTTGAATAAACCAATCGATAAAGTATCAATAAATTCTCCACCATCTAAATCAAATTTAGATAACGTCTCTAAACTTTTACTTACACTTGATTTTTCGCTTGCTGGAGTTGAGTCTAATGCAAATTCATACCTTGATGTAGGTACAGTAGTGAAACTAGCTGGTTGGGTTGCTGCAGCAGAAACAGAAACAGCTCTCAAACTATTAATTATATCATGATTAGATGAGGGAGACAAATTACTATTATCTGTTACACCTACGTAATAACCTTCAAAAGAATTGTTCGTCGCTAGTTTTGCTTTGTTAAGAACAACAACTCCAGAGGTACCGACGTTGCCCCAAGTAAGATTTGCGCCTGTTGTCCCTCCTGTATTTGACCACGAGATGTTACCTTGTTCTGCTGCTATATATTGAGCTCGGTTTAACTCGACATGATTAGGGTTACCTAATATATAATAACTGCTCGAGGAAAGGTCTTGAGATCCAGTAGTCCCTGATAGAACTTGTCCGCTAACAAGAGTATGTCCACTAACTTTTCCAAATTCTGTTAACACACTTGTTTGACTAGATGAAATTGTAGCTACACCGGAACCTGTATATGCCCCAGTAGTAGAAACACTAGTATAATGAGTTGCACCATTTGAATCTTGGGTAACTAGCTCAAATATAATTGGTTTTTCTACTCCAGCGCCCCCTGTACCTAACTGACCGCTTGTTGGGTCAAAAGATATAGTATTAAGATTTAGAGCAGTAATTGAAGAAGTATTTGCACTTGTAACAGGATAAACTAAAGCACTATATTTTTCAGTTGCAGTACCATCTCCAACACCATAAGGTAATCTTGAAACAAGAACATTTGCATCACTATCAAAGACTTGCTTTGTAGAATGATAAAAATATCTTTCAGCTGCGTTTGTTGGTTTGCCATAAATTTCTTCAAATTCAGCAAACGTTCCTACATTAAAAATTTCATCGACAGGGCCTTGATTGGCAAAACCTGCAATAAATACACTCGTCCCAACGGGTGCAGCAGG